CTGAGATAAATGAATCTGTTCAAAAAAGAATAGATAAATTAACAAGAAGATATAGAGAAGCAGAGCGCAGAGAACAAGCAGCTTTAGAATTTGCAAAAGGCCTTCATAAAAAATATGAAACTTCTGAAAAAAGACTAGACACTGCAGATGAACAGTACTTAAAAGAATTTGATGCAAGAGTAGATGCACAGAGAGAACAAGTACGAATCAAATTAAGAACCGCCATTGAATCTAGTGATGCAGATGCAATCATGCAAGCGAATGATGAGTTAACTCAACTTGCCGTTCAAAAAGAAAAAGCTAAATTGCAAATGGCAGACCGTACAGAACGATTAAGACAGCTTGAAGAGCAGAAGAAAGTACAAGCTTCTGAAATACAGGAACAGCAAAGAGCTAGACCTGTAGACCCAGCACCTAGTGGAAAAGCTAAGACCTGGGCTCAAAAGAATACTTGGTTTGGAAATGATAAAATCATGACTAATGCCGCTTTTACCATCCATGAGGATCTAGTGGGTATGGGTGTAGACGTTGAAAGCGAAGAGTATTATAATGAAATAGATAAACGAATGAAGGATAATTTCCCTCATAAGTTTTCTATACAAGAGCAACGAAGAGAACCCGTCCAACAAGTTGCTAGTGCTGGTAGACAACAGCAAGGACGCAGAACTGTGAGACTCACCAAGTCACAGGTGGCTATAGCCAAAAAATTAGGGGTGCCACTAGAAGAATACGCTAAATACGTGAAGGAGGTACAATAGTATGAGCGATAATAAAATAATTAAGACTTCACGCGCGAATGAAGAACATAAAGAGGCTTTGAGAAAGAAACCTTGGTCGCCACCATCAGCTCTGGACGCACCACCTGCGCCAGTCGGCATGGTCCATAGATGGATCAGAGTCGAGTCTATGGGTTTTAACGATACGTCAAACGTATCTAAGAAACTTAGAGAAGGTTGGGAATTTGTAAGAGCCGAAGAAATTAAAAATTCTATCGGTGATCACGGATACCCAGTTATTCGAGACGGACAATACGCAGGTTTGATCGGGGTTGCTGGCCTTGTGTTGGCAAGGATACCTGAAGAAATTGTGCAATCGCGCTCTGATTATTTCAAAAAAATAACTCAGGACAAAATAGAAGCGGTTGATCGCGATGTCATGAAGGAACAACGACCTGAGATGCCGATTAATATTAGTCGACAATCTCGTGTATCTTTTGGTGGTGGAAGTGAGTCCTAATTTTGTGACGATAACCATCCCAAAAACAAACTGAAACAAATATAAAAAGGAGTACTAACAATATGGCTAACGTAGCTGAAAAATATGGTCTTAGACCAGTAAGAAAGTTAGATGGCTCTCCGTTTATAAATGCTCAGAACAGATACAGAATTAAAGCGGGTTATGGCACTGCGATATTTCAAGGGGATTTGGTAATACCAACTTCCACTGGATTTATTCAGAGAGCTACTGCTGGAAATTCTGCGGCTGTTGTCGGGGTATTTAATGGAGTGTTCTACAACGACCCAACTACTCAGAAACCAACTTGGAAAAATTATTATCCAGGATCTGTTACACCGACTCAAGGCGATATTATCGCTACGGTTATTGACGATCCCGAAGTAGTTTATTCAATTGATTCTGATGGAGAATTCGCTGTAGCAGACATCTTTAAGAACTTTTCAATCACTAACGCGACTGGAAACGTTCAAACAGGTATATCAAAAGTTCAACTAGACTACTCTGCTGCTGGAGTTGCAAATACATTTGCAGTTCAAGCTATCGATGTCTCTCAAGACGTTTCTAGCGACACAGTTGGAGCAGTAAACGTTGATGTGCTTGTAAGAATCAACAATCATTTCTACTCTTATGGTGGAAATGGTACAGGCTTATAATAGGAGAAATAAATAATGGCTATATCACGATCACAGCTAGTTAAAGAACTAGAGCCAGGATTGAATGCACTATTCGGCCTGGAATACAACAGATACGACAATGAACATGCGGAAATCTTCATGACTGAGTCATCTGACAGAGCTTTCGAAGAGGAAGTAATGCTAACAGGTTTTGGTGCTGCGGCAGTAAAATCTGAAGGTGCAATGGTTAACTTTGACCAAGCATCTGAAGCTTACACTTCTAGATACACTCATAATACAGTAGCACTTGCTTTTGCTATTACTGAGGAAGCTATTGAAGATAACTTGTACGACAGATTAGCATCTAGATACACTAGAGCGCTTGCTCGTTCAATGTCTCAAACTAAACAAATAACTGCGGCTAACGTACTAAACAATGGTTTTAGTGCTACTTATCTAGGGGGAGATGGCAAAGCTTTATTAGCTGCTGATCACCCACTTGCTACTGGTGGCTCTTTCAGAAACATATTGTCTACAGCTTCTGACTTGTCAGAAACTTCGTTAGAACAATCTTTGATTGACATCGCAGCATTTGTTGACGAAAGAGGATTAAAAATCGCTACTCAAGGTAGAAAATTAGTAATTCCAAAAGAATTACAATTTACTGCTGAGCGAATTTTGAAATCTCCTCTATCAACTACACCTGGTGGATCAAACGCGTTCGCTAAAAACGATATAAACGCTATGATGAACATGGGTATGGTACCAGAAGGTTACAGAGTCAATCATTTCTTGACTGACACTGATGCTTTCTTTATCCTTACTGATGCACCAAATGGCATGAAGCACTTTGTAAGAAGCGCTATCAAAACTGCTATTGAAGGTGATTTTGATACTGGAAACGTTAGATTCAAGGCTAGAGAAAGATACAGCTTCGGTTGGTCTGATCCTAGAGGAATCTTCGGTTCTGCAGGAGCATAATCAATAAGATATTTAGGGAGGCGTATTTACGCCTCCCTAATTTAAATATATAATATAAGCACCATGGGATTTAAAAGCGACATTCAAGCTACTAGAGGAACAGGTACGGGGTCAATTGTTACACCTTCAATTAGACTTAAAGGTATTTCTATTGCTAATAACACAGCAAGTGCTGGATCGTTAACTTTGACTAATGGTAGTGGTGGAACAGTTTTACTTGTTATAGATGTTCCTGCTGGAGACATACTTACCTTAAATATTCCAGAAGACGGTATACCTTTTGGACAAGGAATTTATTGTTCCGTTTTTACCGACATTACTTCATTTACATTATTTACAGATAAATATTCTGCACCAGGATTAACGTCACAACAACCGTAGTCCCCTAATGGCTAAAAATCCATACTCTGCAACAGGCTCTATTTTAGAGGCCTATGCAAATATTTCACAATTACCTACTGGAAAAAATAACGGGCAAGTTCAAGAATATATAGAAGAAATTGAAGTTAAGCCTGTAGGTGCCGCTAGAGGAGGAATGCCTGCTAGAAATAAAAAAAACTTTAGATCTACAGAATCTGGCGCTGGAATGACAGCGGCTGGAGTTAAAGCTTATCGTAGAAAGAACCCAGGTTCTAAATTAAGTACCGCAGTAACAGAATCAAGTCCAGGACCTAAAAGAGCATCAAGAAGAAAGTCTTATTGTGCTAGATCTGCTGGACAAATGAAAATGTTTCCCAAAGCAGCAAATGACCCCACTTCAAGATTGCGACAAGCAAGAAAAAGATGGAAATGTAGTTAATGAAACTTTCAGCAAATTTTCAATTATCAGAATTAGTTAAGTCTCAAATGGCAGAACGAAAAGGGATACCTAATAATCCATCACCCACCAACATAGATAATTTAAAAGCACTTTGTGTTAATGTATTACAACCGATTAGATCTCATTTTGATGCTCCTGTACTTATTTCATCAGGATACCGTTCTGGGGAACTTTGTATTGCTATTGGATCCAAACCTACATCCCAACATGCCGAAGGCAAGGCAGCAGACATAGAAGTATATGGGGTAGACAACAAAGAATTAGCAGAGTGGATCAGAGATAACTTAGAATTTGATCAACTTATTTTAGAATTTTATAGAGATGGAGAACCTGACAGTGGGTGGGTGCACTTATCATGGAGTTCTGGCGAGAACCGAAATCAAGTCTTGCGAGCAGCGAGAGACGAAGATGGTAGAGTAGTGTATAAGCCATGGTAGATATAGGAAAATATTAATGCCTCATAAAGATCCAATTAAAAATAAAGAGTATTCAAAAGAATACTATTTAAACAATAGGGAATATTTTAAACAATACCTTTTGGACAATAAGGAGAAAATATCCGAGCAAAAAAAAGAATACTATTTAGATAATAAAGAGAAAATTTCAGAGAGAAATAAAGAATGGTATTCAAATAATAAAGAAAAGATAAGAATTAAAGCTAAAAAAAGAAGATATGTAGATATAGAATATAGGTTAACATTGAGTTTAAGAGGACGACTTAACCAAGCATTGAATGGAAAAAGTAAATCAAAAAGAACTTTAGAATTACTTGGCTGCACCGTTAAATATTTAATTGAACATTTAGAAAAACAGTTTAAACCAGGCATGACTTGGGAAAATAGACATCTATTCCATATTGATCATATACGACCCTGTGCCAGCTTCGACCTAACCAATCCAAAACAACAATCTGAATGTTTTAATTACACTAATTTACAACCATTATGGGCAATAGATAATATGGTTAAAGGTGCTAAGTGGTAATATCAAGATCTCAAATGGCTAGACAATTAGAACCAGGTTTGGGCTCTGAATGGAAGGGTAAATATAAGAAGGTTATTAAACGTACCCATGGCAAAAAAACCAAACCCAATAGCAAAAAAGTTAAGTGATAGACGTTATAAGTCTAAGGTGGTACAATCTAAGAAACTGTACAACCGTAAAAGGATTAAAATAGTATGAGAAAAGTAATTAAAGCTTCAAAAGGATTTGGTCTTTTAGGTATGGGAGCAGATTTATTAGAAAGATCTAAAGGAGCAAGGAGTTTTGCTAAAAATTTAGGAATCCTTCCAGCTTTAGTTTCTAAATATTACGACAAAAAAGCTAAGTCAGATGTTACAACTGGAGAGCAGACAGCGAAAGCTAAAAAAGGTAAAATGATGAAAGCATCAATGGGTTCTGAAGTAAGAACGCGAGGTGTTGGAAGTGCAATAAGAGGAACTAACTTTAAAGGAGTATTTTAATATGGTCTATCCAATGGGCGGCGGAAAAAAGAATTACAAACTTACTGGTAAAATAGGTTCAAAAAAAGATTCTAAAAAACCAAAAAAGAAGTAGGTCATGAACCATGGCAACTTCTGGAACTACATCATTTAATCTAACTATAGATGACGTTATAGAAGAAGCCTATGAACGTTGTGGCATTAGAACTAATTCTGGAAATGATTTAAGATCCGCCAGAAGATCTTTAAACTTATTATTTTCTGATTGGGGGAACCGAGGAGTACATCTTTGGAAAGTTACTTTACAAACACAGTTACTAACTGCTGGAGTACTTCAATACGCAGCTCCTAGTGATTGTAATGATGTCTTAGAAGCTTATGTCTCTACAACTTCTGGAGTTACTTCTACTACACAAGATGTTTCTTTAACTAAAATTGATAGGTCTGCTTATGCGGCTCTTCCTAATAAAGGAACAACAGGACAACCTTCTCAATATTATATCTCAAGAGAAACAACACCACAAATTTATTTATACCAAGCTCCCGATGCTTCTACTTATACTTATTTAAAATATTATTACATTGGTAGAATTGAAGACACTGGAGCTTACACTAATACAGCCGATGTTGTATATAGATTTATGCCTGCTATGTGTGCTGGCCTAGCTTATTATTTATCTCAAAAAATAGCACCAGATAGAATTCAATTATTAAAACAATTATATGAAGATGAAATTATGAGAGCTTTAGAAGAAGACGGACAAAGAACGTCCTCTTACATTTCACCTCAAAACTATTATCCAGCGGGTTAATTTATGGGCAATCAAGCAACAGGTAAAAAATCTCTATCCATATCAGATAGATCAGGAGCAGCGTTTCCTTACAGGGAAATGGTAAAAGAGTGGCAAGGATCGTGGGTACATATTTCTGAATATGAACCAAAGCATCCTCAATTAGATCCTCCTTATCATAAAGCAGACGCTATTGCTTTAGCAAATGTTAGGTCGCAAGATTTTCAACAACCTGAAGATATTAATGGAGTAGATGCAGATTCTGGAGGACAAGGAATGTGTACAGTTTCTTTAGAACTACCAGGAGATTTTGCTTATAATTCAACAGGCATGATTCCAGAAGATGGGTCTATTCAAAACATAAGAAGACAGGCTATAATGCAAGCAGGAAGTGTAACAGTGGTAATATCATAATGGCTATATCATACGCACAATTTTTAACTCAAATTAGAAACTATACTGAAGTAGGAGACACCACATTAACGGATACTTTAATTGAACAGTTTCTTACTAATGTAGAACTTAATGTTGCGGGTAAAGTAGATTACGATGATTTAAGAAAATATTCTACTTCTAATTTTATAACAACACAAAGGTATATAAGCATGCCTTCTGACTTTGTACTAATGAGAAGTATGGAGACTATTGTTGGAACCAATAGATCTTTTTTAGAAAAAAGAGACCAAACTTACATAACCGAATATAACGAATCTGGTGCAACAGGTATACCCGTATCGTACGCTATGTGGGATGAATTTACTGTTGTAGTAGCGCCTATTCCAGATTCTACTTATCAGGTACAGGTTAATTATGTAATAGATCCACCTCATTTCACTGTTTCTAATAATACTTATTTATCACAGCATCAACAATCTATTCTTTTATACGGCGTATTATCAGAGTCTTTTTCTTATTTAAAAGGACCTTTAGATATGTACAAACTATACACAGACAAGTATAATGAAGAAATACAATCTTTTGCTTTACAACAAATGGGTAGAAGACGTAGAGACGACTTTCAGGATGGAGTGCCTAGAATTAAAATAGATTCCCCATCCCCATAAAAATAAACAAGGAGAATAAAAAATGGCTATAACAACAAACGCAATATGTAATTCTTTTAAACAAGAACTATT